CACTGATGTGATAACCACGATATTGCTCCATGTTTTTGGAGAGGGAGAACAGGTCATCATCTACGCCAAGAATTCTTGTCTCACGGTTGATGGATTTGTTGTACCCAACTTCGAATTCAATGCGTGCCATAGGAGGCCTCTTTGGGCTTATGACGATGTTTTCCAAAAAGAGATAACTGTCGGTACCTCTTAGATTCTTGATATCAAATCCTTTTACTTCAATCTTCTTTACCAGCTTTTTATTGTATGCATCCAAGGCATCCAGTACATAGACCAGGTCGTGGTGCTGCTTGTGGGTGGCAGAGTAGTTCAGGCAGAACAGAGGGTTAAACTCCTTCAGGCTTTCTTGTGTGGCCGTGCCACCCATTTTCTGCGGCTCATCCAAGATAACGATAGGGCGGTTTGCTTTGATGACGTCGATCGGTCTGCGGCTGCCGAAATCATCCAGCTCTGTACGGATACGCCTTGCATCTTTACCACGGGCATTGAATGCCTGAATATTGATGATCATGACGTTGATATCTGCACTCTGACTATAATTATCGATATCCGGCAGATTCTTGGAGTTGTAAACGAAGAAACGAGCCTTCTTGCCATAATACTCCATGAAGTGCTCCTGCATGGTTTCAAAGCTCTTCTGCACGCCTTCACGGATGGCAATGCTTGGAACCACTACGATGAACTTGCTCCAACCATACAGCTTATTCAGTTCAAACATAGTCTTGATGTAAACGTAGGTTTTACCAGTTCCGGTTTCCATTTCAACATCAAGAGAGCATACACCCAGTCCTCCGGATTTCAGAGAATCGGAGAGCTTAATATTATTGCGAGCCTGGATACGGTGAATATTATCCAAAAGCTGACCGTAATCGAGCTGTACCTTAGCGTTGGCAAAACCCATATACAGTTCTTCATCAGAAAGCATCCAGTTTGTCACATCTCGCTTGATTTCAACATCGCGTCGGTAGGTGAAGTGGTCGTTGAAAGGCTGACCGGCAAATACACCTACCACGCTTTCCACAGCCTCGGTCTGGTAAGGCTGTATGGTAAATTTGAATTTCATCTCAGCCATTACAGCACCTTCCTTTGTGTTCTCGGACTATAGGTTTCAAAGATCTGCTCAAAGTTTGTGGCTACGCTGTCGCTTGCCATACTGCTGTCACGGAATACGGCATAAACCGGCTGTTTCTGCGCAATGGCCTTGACGGTTTCTTCTGTAACATCCTTATCAAAGCAGGCAATGAGATAGCCGTCAGCTACAGAGAACACCTTTTTGCCAGCAATTTCTGTTTCCTGAATATCAGAAGAGAGCAGAATACCGAGGTCGAGCATTACCTGGAAGAGAAGATCTTCTGGTGAACGATCTGGCTTGATATTGTCAGCGAACAGCTCCATCTGCCCCTGGTTGTAATCGGCAGGGCGGTAGTAGACATCTTCCATATTGCTACTGTCTACTTTGAAAACACGGAAGCCAATGTCAAGATCAGTAGTAGTAAGCGGACTTTCATCCTTGATTTTCTTTCCGGCACGACGGATGCGTTCCTCAGCAATTTCTGTTAAGTAATGTGGCCGTCCAAGTTTATCGCAAAGAGAAATTGCATTTTGAAGCGCTTTTTTATTATCATTTGATGCTTTTTGCAAGCTGATGTCCAAATTTTCAGGAATTTGAATTAGTATGCATCTCCGATTTTTACCATCAAGCGCATTCATTTGAAATATGGCATCTGCCATTGTTCCAGAGCCACTGAAAAAATCCATGAAGATAGCGTTATCAGAATGTGGAATTAGCCCTAGAATATACATTATCAATTTAACGGGTTTTGGCGTATCAAATACATCTTCTGGTAAAAGTTTTAGAAGTTCATATTTAGCTTGGCGATTGTGACCAGTTTTTTCAAAATCAATCCATAAATTTGAAGGTGGTAATCCTTCCATATCGCATAGATAAGTCCTTCTTCGTATATTGGTTTCATCTTCATTAAAACGAATCTCACCAGTTTTCATTTTTTGCTCAAGAGTATCTTTCGACCAACGCCAACCATTCTTTGGTGGATGAATAACATTACCTGAAGGAGAAATAATGTCATAAATTAAATTCTCTCTATAGTTTGGAGAATTAAGCGGATTTCCATCAAAATATGGGCCCTTCGGATCATTGTCAGGATTCTTGAAGTGTTTCCGTTTTTCAGGATCATCTTGTTTTCGAGGTTGCCAAAGTGGAGCACGACTATATATGAGCGTGGAATTATAATCATTAGAGAATTGCTTTGCATCATTGTTGCTATTATCAGAAGACCTCCAAATGGCATCACATACAAAGCAAGTTGCACCAAAAACTTCATCGCAAATTTTTCTGAGATTTGAACTTTCTCTTGAATCAATAGATATGAATATTACCCCGTCCTCAGTCAATAAATCTTTTGCGAGCCTTAATCTCGGATAAATCATATTTAACCAATCCGTATGAAAGCGGCCATTGCTTTCAGTGTTTTGAACCAGACGATTTCCTTCTTCATCGAACTGACCGCTATTTCCAAGATAGTCGTCAGCATTCTGTGAGAAATCATCTTCGTAAATAAAGTCATTGCCTGTGTTATAAGGCGGATCGATATAGATCATCTTCACCTTACCAAGATAAGTCTCCTGCAGTAGTTTCAATGCATCCAGGTTATCGCCCTCGATATAGATATTTTCTGTATCAATATTTCCCGGAGTTCCATCCTTGCCGACTGACTTTTCACGGTCAAGGCGCAGTGTCTTTGCAATCGGCTGATTTGCCAACACAACCGACTTCTTTTTATCAGGCCATGTAAACTGATAGCGTTCCTGCGGGCCTTCTACCACAGTGGCAGAGATTTCCTGACGCAGTACATCTGCATCAATAGCACGTTCAATAATAGGTTTTCCATCTGTTTTATAACCGGTTATGGTTTCTGTCACTGCATTCGGAAACAGTGCAGCGAGCTTCTTAAAGTTTTCGTCCGCCAAATCTGGCGTGTGCATTTTAAGATTTTCCATGTTTCAAATCCTCCAGCTTTTTTTGATATTCACGAAGGCGAGTGTGTAGTTCAAATTTCTTCTTTGGCTGTTGTTCCTTCCACATCGCGTTTTCTGTTTTGCTGATCTGTTTTTCTAATTTTAGTATCTGGTCTTGTATTTCAAGGCGATTCTCTATGGAAAGATCATCCGTCTGTTCGGCGCGTTCTTCATACAGAGCAATCTGCTCTATGAAAGAATCCCATATTTCATCTAAAGAATAGCCTTGTAATTTTAATGCTATTTCATCATGAGTCATCCATAAGGTGCGATAAAGCTTATTGTGATAAACGGCCAGCTGTTGTTGATCTTCGAAGCTCAGTAGAAATAACAGCTTATGTGGATTTTGCCGGGCGATTGCTTCAATGACTTTACCATCAAATTCCTGCTTTTTCAGGGAAATGGATAGTAGCATGATCTCTTTTATTTCTGCATCCGATGCCAGATTCAGGTTTTCTTTGGTAAAACTGTTTTCAACCACGATGCGGTCTACGTCGGATACAAATTTTTCTTTCAGTATTTTTGTCAGCGGTAAGTGCTTATAAAATGCCTCCTTTGGCAAACGTCTGTGTACTGCCGTAGCAGCAGGGAACTCAATCATTTTATCACCACCATAAAACATACTAGTTCGAAGTCATCCAGGCCGGAAAAGTCGCCGGACAGGAAAGTGGTCTGTCCGTCACCAAAGAAGCTATCGATATCACTTTCATCTTTTGCATCGATGATGGTCATGATGGCATCTTCCAACAGCTGAGAAATTTTCCCCATATCTTTGCCGTTGTCTGTGGCCTTATTGAACTGTTCGCATAGATTCATATCTGGATCTGTTTTCCCTTGCGCCAGGTGCCGCATCATATCCAGGGTATCTTTTGGCTGCAGATGATTGGTAATCACTTCGCCATCCATACCGACATAGACCAGATAGAATGGGTGCAGACGATTCTGGTTTTCAATGTTGATGTGTTCATTTACATTCTTTAAAACAAAGATAACGCCAGGCTTGTCACCTTTAACAACCGCATGAATGCCAAAAGGCGTGTGGTCAATATCTTTATGCGTTTTCATGTAAGAGAGCAGATCCATACGGAACTCATTTAGTCCCAAGTCCATGATGGAAATACCATTTGTCATGTCTTCCAGATCCACGACTTCTTCTTGCAACTTTTTGAGCTGGCTGCGACGATATTCCAGGTCGCCTTTTTCCTCCTGGTTGATGAGATCATCATCACCGGTGGAAGTCATGACGGAAATACGCATTCGTGTTTCCACTCTGGATTTCAAGTTGATGTATTCATCGAGATCCAAGTCTGGCCAGAAGTTCACAAGCTGTATCACGGCATTTTTACTGCCGATACGATCAATTCGACCGAAACGCTGAATGATACGCACTGGGTTCCAGTGGATATCATAGTTTACGCAATAATCGCAGTCCTGCAGGTTCTGACCTTCTGAAATACAGTCTGTAGCAATGAGAATATCAATATCTGTTTTGTCTTTAGGATATAGCACATCTCTATCTTTCGACTTCGGAGAGAAGCATGCAAGTACATGATTCATGTCGGGTTTGAATTTCGGGATGGTTGTTTTGCCGTCCACCGATCCAGTGACAAGGGCAGTGTGCAATCCTAACTCCTTCAGCGCCATGCCACTGATATTTTCGTAGAGATATTCAGCGGTGTCTGAGAAAGCAGTGAAAATCAATATCTTCTTATTGCCCGGATTGATCGGAGTTGCAACCTTTTCACGAATGATGCGAATCAGCTCATTCAGTTTGAAGTCATACTCTGGGGTGATATCTTCAATCATCAGAATCAGTAGCTGCAGGTTATCGATATCCTCATCCATTTCGCGTTTCCACGAAATATAGTCCATATCACGCAGGTCAATCTTGACTTTTTTGCCAACATTGAAGAAATCTGTGTTTTGATCATCGTAGTCGAATTCATCTGCTTCACTGGACAGGTCAGGCATTTCGTTCAGGCTGTTAGCGCCGGTAGCGATGAAATCATCAATTGCGTGTGAGGTATCATACAGATAGTCGTAGATACGCTTTACCGTCAGCAGGAAAGAATGTACAGAGCTTTCCATACGTTTTAACAGATTGATGCTCATCAACCGCTGAATACCAAGTTCACGACCGCTGCGGAATTTCTCCGTTTCATCCTCGCTCAGATATTTCTGCAGCTTGCTTGGCTGAATGAATGCGGTTGGCGTATAAATTGTCAGGTGCAATTTCGACAGCAGTTCATATACTTCTTTATAGTTGATAGCATTTGGACGTGTTGTCAATTTCGGACGAAGAGAGATTGGCTTGTTTCTCTTTGGAAAGTTTCCAATGTCCGCCACATCATAATAGGTTTGTATATGCTTTCTGGAACGCGCAATGGTTACGCTATCCAGTACTTCAAAGAAATCAAAATCAAGCTGAGAGAGAAGAGTAGCTGTGGTACGCTCTTTCTCAGGCAGTTTGCACCATGCGTTATATACTTTCTGCGCCTGCCGGAAAATCGTATCGATATCCGATTTGATGTTCAGCTTTTCGTTAAATTCAGATGGATCACCTTCATAGGCAAGAGCCAGCTGATTGCGAAGATCATAGAAGCGGTTATTAACTGGGGTTGCGGAAAGCATAAGCACCTTTGTCTTGACACCTGGTTTGATGACTCTGTTCATCAAACGCATATAGCGATTCTCTTTTTCGCCGCCTTTGCTGTTGGTGCCATTTCCATTTCGGAAGTTATGGCTTTCATCTATGACGACAAGGTCATAATTTCCCCAGTTGATTCGATCAATCGGCAATCCAATTACAGTGTTTCCGCTGTCACGAGAAAGGTCCGTATGATATAGAATGTCATAGCGAAGCCGATCTTCTGCGAGTGGGTTATTAATCAGATTCCCACGGTAGGTCATCCAGTTCTCGGACAGCTTTTTCGGACAGAGTACGAGAACATTTTTGTTGCGGCCTTCGTAATACTTGATGACAGTAAGTGCCGTAAATGTTTTGCCGAGACCAACACTGTCTGCAAGAATGCAGCCGTTGTATTGCTCCAATTTATTGATAATTGCAAGGGCAGCATCTTTCTGGAAGTTGAACAGCTTATTCCAGATTACGCTGTCTTTAAAACCGGTAGCTTCGTTTGGCAGTACATCTTCTGAAATATCCTCTAAGAATTCACTGAAGATATTGTACAGAGACATGAAATAAATCAGCTCCGGTGAGTTTTCCTGGTATACAGAAGAAATCATATCGATGACTTCTTCTGTAACATCTGTGAGCTTTTCTTCGTCGTTCCAGACGGAATCAAACATATGGAGAAATTCTTTACTTGCAGGATTCTCCATACGTGTAATCATGTTCGTCAGATTATTGCCGCGCTCACACCCCAGGTCGACGGTTGTGAATGTATTCATTGGCATATAGGTATAGGTATCTTCATCGCCATCAACCAGAAGGAAGTTATTCATGCCTTCACGGGTAGTGTTGGTTTTAAAGCACACCTTACGACGCATCCAATCTGCACATTCTTTTGCTACAGCCTTCTGCTTCAGTTCGTTTCGCAGGCGCACTTCAAATTCAGTGCCATATAAACTTTTTTCTCGCTGAAGACGCGGGATGTAAAACTCTCTGCGTTCTTTTGGCGTTTTTTCTGCCACGAAGGTAGGAGAGGTGAATATAAAGCGTAGTTCTTCACAGGATTCCAGCTGCCTTTTTAATTCCTGATAGGCATAGATGGAAAAACAGGCTGCTGCAATAGAAATACGATCACCGCGTTTTATCGTTTTCACAAGGTCATCTTTCACGACCTTCGTGGTGTTATTAAATATTTCCACAGGTAAATCTCCCTTCAGAGCCAGTTAATCTTTTACTGTTTCCATGATGTCTTCCAGGGTACAGTCTAATGACTCGCATATTTTAAGTAGAACGTCGGTTGTGATATTTGCACCTTTACTTAATTTTGCAATGGAAGCGGAACTGACGCCACTTTTTTCAGCAAGATCACGCTTATTCATATTTTTATCAATTAACATTTTCCATAATTTGTTATAGCTGATGCGCATTGTTGTCTCCTTATTTATGGGAATCCCTTTAAATGGTTTATTGATCTTCAGGGTTATATACTTCATTCAAAAAGCCATAGCGACCTTCGTTTTTGTTTCTGGAAAAACGAATCACATGGACTCTTTTTTCATCACTATCCTCAGGAATGAAAGGCATACGTTTTGATTGCTCAACAATAATTACCTGTCTTTCTTTCGCGTGGGCGATGAGGTATTCGATAAAGTTCTGTTTAATGGTACTGCTTTGTTCTTTGTATTCCGCTTCAGATAGCTGAGTAAGAGAGGAGTCGACTGCATAGAAGCCCGGAGCATATCGATCTAAATCAATCAAATATCCACTCATGGCAAGTGTAGTCAGAGTATTCAGGATTCCGCAGAACCCGCCTCCCATCGAAACCGATTTCTTAAGGCCACCAATTTCAATGTCGAAGTTTTCCATATTGATCCTAACGGAATCGGCTCCACCAACCTTTGTATCCTGTAAAATGGATTTTAATTTTTCTTCAAATCCGTGAATCAGGTTGTAGCTATAGTCTTCAAATATATTGTGCTTAGAAGGCTCGACGGTTTCTTCTGTTTCTTTTTGAAATAACTCGCTTTTATATTGAATTTCATTTTTGTGAATGACGTCCAACTCACTCTTGAGGCGGATGAAATTCAACTGATGTTCCAGTTCTGCTTCAAAGGAAGATAGTTTTTCTTGAAGTTCAGAAATATGTAAATCAACAACAGACTTCTTTTGTTCCAGCTCTTGAATTTTTCCACGGATCTTTTCTTGCTGAACATTTATATCATTTTGAGCTAGGCTTAATTCAGTCAGATGTTTTTGAATCTTCTCAAGCTCCGCAGCAGAAGCACTGATAAAAGAGGTGTCGTGTACACGCATGGTTTCTTCGCCGCATATAGGACATCTTACTTTTTTCTTCGCAGGTTGGATTGTCGATGCACCGTCAACGATAAATCCAATGCGTCGGATATCGGATTGATACTGTTTATGAAGAACAGAAAAATTATAAGCAACCGTTTTTGCTTCGGACAATTTCCCATTCCATTCATAAATCTCAGACATCAATTGCTGGCTTTCCTTAGTTGCGGAGTTTATTTCTTTTTGCAACTCAGCAATCTCTTTACGCACTTGTTCAACACTGGCCTGTGGATCAACGATATTAGATGATATAAGTATTTCATTTATTTCATCCTGTCGATTGGAAGCCTCCCGAAGCTTATCTTGGATATAGCCGATAAGCGCTTTTTTCTTTGCTTCGCTGATTTTGGGATCTTCATCCTGCACAAGATTATTTGCATCTTGCCCAGTCAAAAGGAATAAAAGTACGGCAGCAGAAGCAGTAGACCCTAGGCTTCCAGGCGACAGAAGAGCAGAACTTTCTCGTGCAACGTCTCCTTGCTTCAGGAAGAACAAGTGGAGCATGCTTCTCCATGTCAAAGCCTGTGTTTTGGAGCCTGTTTCCGCGGAACGCACAGAATGAGGTTCATCAATGCCAAGTAAATGTAAGTAAACAGTGTTGATATTCTTCTTAGCGGAATGACCTACGCTGTACTTGCCATGTTCAACAGTTGGATCAGAGCCGCTAACAGTGATTTTGGATTCACCTATTTTTCTTTCAAGAATTACCGTTCCGTTTGCGGTGGCAAGTTGAAGAGTAATCCATTCATATCCATTGTTGTTATCAACGATTTTAGAAGGTTTGTTTTTCTTCGGTGTAAAGCCAAACATATAGTCTAGGCAATCCATTACGAGGCTTTTACCTGTATTGGAAGGACCGAGAATGAAATTTAAACCTGGCTTGAAATCAATGACAGAGGTATGATGCCCACCGCCGGACACCATCAGTTTTTCAATATAGAATCTATTCATGCGTGACCTCCTTTAGCGATTTTACGGTGAGGTTATTAATTGCATTTAACATGGTAGTAGTATCTGCATGGTTGAAGGCGGATACTGTCGTTTTCACTGCCAGACAGTATTCTTCGGAATAACTGCTGTGAAGTTGGTTGCATACATTCTTTCCGGAAGCAGTAATAGCGTATTCATATCCCTTAGAAGTGGAAGTCAAATGAACATATTCGTCTAATATCAGATCTCTTAAGGCCACTTGTATTGGTTGTTTCCTTGCCGGGAATTCACTAAAACGATAATTGCTATACCCATGCAGATTTTCATCCAATAGTCCAAAATCCGCGGCATAAACTGCAATAAAATCAATCATGCCTATTTGCTGTTCATCCAACTGCAGAGGAGATAAGCAGTTCAACATCAGAAGGATACGAAGCGATATTTCAAATGTGGAACCTATGGTCGATGCATTCATTGCCGTTTCCTCCTTTTTATCCATACTAATTTCCCGTCATTAACAAGGTGATGACATACACCTTTTTTGATTTTTCCGTTAATCCAATATGGTGAAGCACAGAGTATGTAATTTGAGATAGGCGCATTAACTGCCTGCTCCATAACAGCAAGCATATGCTCATATCCATTTATATGAGTACGTTTCGCTGTGTCCTTGACACCATCAAGAGTTTCGCTTTTTAGAACTTCAAATTGTCCAATCAGCTTATTACCTTTTAACTCCAATACACCGCGACGAATGCTTTCGGCAGCATAGTAATCAATTCGGCGATCATCTAAATCTTCTGCATATTCTGGATAGGAGCTTAGATCTTTTTCTGAAAAAGAGTCTAGGCCCTCTGCATCACCATATGCGTTATATAGCTCCTTGATATAGACACGTTCATCTTGAGTTGCTTTCTTTGGCACTGGCACATCCGCCGGGCGAGGAAGCAACTCAATTTTTTTCTGTATATCTTCGATTAATTGCATATCGATTGCAGATTCCTGATCGGCTTGATCGGATTTAGAACCTTTGGAAGCGTCAAGAAAAATACTCGCTAAAAGTTCGGCACATGCAGAATCAGGTTCCTTTGTGTCAATTCCATTCGTATGAAGCCAATTGGCAACATTCTCAAATGAATCAGAGTCATCCATTCGATCACCAAGCCACTGAGTAAATTTGTCTATGTCTCTGTGAGTATAAAGATATTGAGCATTTTGCGGCGAAATTCTACGAGTGCCGTTGATATATCTGCATTTGGTGTCGGCCTTTGCTTGCAGGATTGGGCACGCATCCATTGCCCCATCTTGAATGAAATTTCCGATGAGTTCTGTTAAATATTCACCTTTTGAACTCTTACCGGAAATATACGGTAAAAGGCCTAAAGCATATTCAGAAAAGATCATGTTCTGCATGTACCTCCTGTCTAAAAAGTGTTTGTCCGAACTTGTCCGAATCTGTCCGTCCAGTCCGCTTTTTGAAAAAGGCAAATTAGTAGAATGGTAAGTGTAAAGCAGATATGGACGACGAAGGTGGAACACGTAAATTAATCAAATTGTAAATCTACTTTTAAGAATACCACACTTTAAACTACAATTCTACATTTTTGCAAAGAAATCGTGCGAACGCATATATAAATTCACAAATCGTTAAAACCTGCTTTATCAATATTAATCTCTTAGTCCGAATAGCGCTATAAGGACGGAGGGATGCATTAGAGTTCGAACACAGCAATTGAAGGCTGTAGTTGGAATGAAGATGCTCCCACCGTTGCTTTCGTGCGCCTATTTTTGGCCATTGGAGCCTGTGGTTCATCTTCACCGCAGGCTCTTTTTGTGTCCTTCCGTCCCGTTCGGACGGAAAGGACACTGCAATGAAGAAAAGAGAAACATCGAAAATTCGCAAGAGTGGGTTCAATCCCAATCGCGCCTGTTACCTGACATCGGACGGTAAGTATTACTGCTATGAGTTCGAAGACCTTCAGACAGGACAAAAAATTACTCAGAAGTTGGAAGTTGGTAAGGATCTGTCGCTCGAACTCACCATCATGCTGGACGAGATTGACCACGACTCGGATTTACAGGATCGCTACGAGAGCGAGCTGCGTGATCCACTTTTTGAAGCAAAGGTCAACAGCTACAAGGCTGATACGAATGACGAGGATGCGGTTGACCCTTGGGACACAATCTCTGCCAAGGGTAGTAACCCGGAAGATTCTATGTGTTCCGAACCAGAATCGGAAAATCCATTAGCTGCACAGGTTCGTCGTGTCATTGATGAGGATTGCACGGAAGCACAGCAAGATTTCTTTTTTGAGCACTTCGGAATGGAAACGCAGCTGGAACAGATGCGTCAGGCTGAAGCGGAGGAAACAGGAAAGCTGCCATCTTCCCAGGCAATGACCAATCGAAAAAACAAGATCATTGACAAAACGGCAAAAGCACTGGGCGTAGAACGTATCAAGCGCCGTAAGTCCGCTAAGCAGGACTAAGTCATGTGCGGCGGTATTTATAGCGGTCGGAGTCCTCCTGTCCGCACCTCTTCGGAGGGTTGAATTTTTCGGCAGTGAGTGAGGAAGGAAATAAAGCCATCCTCCAAAGCAATGAAGAACAAAAAAGGAGGACAGATCCATGAAATTAAAACACAAAGTAAGAATAAACATTGCAGACAAAAACGGCATCAAACAGGAAGTGCTTGAGATCACGAGTAGACGCATTCCCCAAAGATTACTTCATTTCCTTTTCGGAGATTTCTGTGAAGTTCTTGTTCTGACACTGGGTGAAAACGTACAGGGCATTGAGATCAGAGAAATGCGAGGTGACGGAAATGAATAAGAATATTGAACTCTTGATGCCGATTAAGGCGACTCCGTATGAGCATCAGAAAAAAGCATTCGCCTTTGCCTGCGATAAATTCGGAGTATTTGATAACCAACTCAAAAGTCGTGGCACAGCCCTACTTATGGAAATGGGAACTGGGAAAACGATCGTGAGCATCGCTGTTTCTGGTTGCATGTATCAATACGGAAAGATCAACCGTGTGTTGGTGGTTGCGCCGCTTTCCATCCTTGGGGTATGGGAAGAGGAATTTGCTAAATTTGCAGATTTTCCATATTCGTTGGTCATTCTGAAAGGGACAGTTGCAAAGAAAAAGGAACAGTTCACCAAACTCCCAGAAGAGGGGCTGCAGGTTGTGGTCGTGAATTATGAATCAGCATGGCGGTTGGAAAAAGAACTGCTGGCCTACAATCCGGATCTTGTGATTGCGGACGAGGCCCACAAGCTGAAGGAGAATCGCTCGAAGCAGAGCCAGGGAATGCAGCATATTGGTGATAAAGCAAAGTACAAGCTGCTTCTCACCGGAACGGTCATTACAAATCGAGAGCTGGATGTCTTTTCACAGTATCGATTTCTTAATCCACAGATTTTTGGAACATCGTTTTATGCCTTTCGTAATCAGTATTTTGATATGGGCGGATATGGCAATCACACACCGATCTTCCGTAAATGGATGACGGATGATTTTCTAAAAAAACTCCATTCAGTGGTGTTTCGCGTGACAAAGGCAGAGTGCCTGGATCTTCCAGAGATTACGGAAGAAGTCCGTACCGTGGAATTGGAAAAAGATGCTGCCAAAATCTATGACAGTATCGAATCGGACAGTTATGCGGAAATGAATGAATCCGAGGTGACGACCGCCAACATTCTCACACGAATGCTCCGCTTATCCCAGATTACCGGTGGACACCTGACGGATGACGGGGGCGTGGTGAATGCTGTAAGTAGCGCAAAGCTCAATGCACTTTCAGACATCATTGATACTGCAATAGCTGAAGATAAGAAAATCGTAGTTATGGCACGCTTTGTGCCGGAACTGGATGATATCCAGGAACTTTTGGAAAAGAAAAAGATCGGTTATGCGGTTATACGTGGCGGGGTAAAGGACTGCGACAGTGAAATTCACAGATTTCAGCATGACAAAAAGTGCTGTGTGTTTGTAGGACAGATTGCAGCGGCTGGTCTTGGTATCACACTGACTGCAGCAAGCACGATGGTTTTTTATTCTCTTGATTATTCCATGTCGAATTTTGAACAGGCAAAGGCGCGTATTCATAGAGCTGGACAGGTAGAAAAGTGCCATTATATCTACCTTGTCTGCAAAGATACGATTGATAGTAAGGTGTTGTATGCCCTGCGTAAGAAAATAAATCGGGCGAAGATGCTGGTTGATGATTATCGAAAGGGCAGAGATTCTTTCAATAGCTTAGATTCCTAGTGGGGGGTGAATTTCGAAGAAAGCTACAAATGTGTTTGGGATTGCTTTCTCACAGGCAATTTTCGGTTTTGTGCGTATGTTGACCGCAGAGGAACGTTCAGATGTGGCTGGGGTGACGGATACAGCGGTGGTTCATCTATCTTTACTGAGTTAGAGTATAAGACATTAACACATGACCTAGATAGTCAGGAACTGCTTTCGATGGTAGCAGAACCTAAAACACCATACGGAAAACAGTCATAATACAACAAGCCACAAAGGAAATAGTCCTTTGTGGCCTGCTTTGGAAATGGTTAATTTAAATCTTATAACTTCGGATTTCGCCTCCTCAGTTTTCTATGTTCCTTTGCCGGCTTGGAACGGGAAAATATTTCTTTTAAGGTCTGTTTTTCTTCGACAGAAAGCTGGGTGATTTTCATTTCCAAATTTTTGCAGAACAAAAGAAGTAGTTCGTTAATATAAGCATCATTAGAGGTTTCTGTACTATCTTCAGCAGCAATCTGAGTTGGAGAAGTAAAATCATCAATGATATTTTTGACCATGCTTTGATAGTCAATATCGCTGGCAGTGTTGCTGTCTTTCATATGTGTATTTCTCAGGTCAGAGACGATTGGCTTTAAATCTTCCAACAGAATATTGATGTAATACTGTTCTGTCTCAATGTGAGAAGTATCAAATATTTTTGTAAAAGCATCGGTGGAGTCGGCACCGAGTTCGTTCAATTTATATCTCATCACATCAAGAAAAGCGTTTGCTATCTGAATGCCTTTATCATTAAATCCATCAATATAGATTTCCAGGTCAGTCATGAATTTGTGGAAGTTTTCATGAGAGAGTAATTCTGATAATAACCGTGGATTATATTTTTCATCAGTCAGTATTTGGATTGCATCGTCATTTAGGTGCAGATCAGATACTGACTTATTTGTATGTTCACGTAGTTCGGTTCGGCAAAGAAGATAATCGGTGCTTACATGATAGAAGTCTGCTAGCGTCAGTAGATTGTCAAGTGATATATCTACATTTTCATCTTTCTCATAATTGCCGAGTGTGGAACTCGGGATGCCGGTAGCATCAGACAATTCCTGCAATGACATTCTTTTTTCTGCGACTCTCAAATCTTTCAGTCGTTCCGGTATGGTAAGTCTTGTGTGCATAGTAAATCCCTCGTTTCAAAGATATAGATAGATTACCATGATATTGGTACAGAATAAAGTGAATTCTAATTCATGTCTTGTCCAGAATATTGGAAAAAATCATAAAGAGGATATTTTTCCAGCATCTTGGATATACCGGATTCGTATAAAAATTTTGAGAAAATAATTTCATACAATGAATCTGAAGGGAGTACAAAAATTATGGAATGTTGTAAATGTATCAATATGAAAAAAGCCGAAAGGCGTAGTTCCATGAAAAAATATTTTCATGGTTTGAGGGGATTGGGGCATTTCCCCAACAAGCTAAATAGGCATTTTGTACGTACAAATGCACTGCTTGCCAATTAGCGATATTTATGTAACGAGAGTTGAATTTTAGGCAAGAATTGAGCACAAAAGTCTGTTAATGATGAAAAAACTTCAAAGTATATGGAGGATCAGGGAAAATGGGAAATACAAAATATGATGATAAGTTTTACAGATTGCCGAAACGATTATTTAAAGATGATCAATTTAGAAATATAACGAATGAGGCAAAGGCACTTTATATGATTTTGCTGGATCGACGCTGCTTATCAGAATGTAATGGTGATGCGTGGCGAGATGAATATGGAGCTATATTTATCATTTTTACAATCAAAGAAATGATGAGGCTATTGCATCTGGGAAATAAGAAGATTAACAAGATGCTGAAGGAACTGGAGGCACATAATCTGATTTATCGAAGCCATCAGGGATTAGGAAAGCCGAATAAGATATATGTGTATGACTTGTTGAAAGCAGATAACGATAATTGGCTGCCAAAGCAATTTAAGCATAGAAAGGGGCGGACAAATGAGAAAGAAATATTATGATGATGCAAAAGAGAATGCAGCATTTGAGAGATGTGTGGATGTTGTGACAGCACTGATCTTAAAATATGGACCGGCAATAAAAAGAAAATGGATTTTGCGTGAGTGGATAAAGAATATACAGGCTGACTGCTTTTGGAGAAGTTTAGCTTGTAAAAGATATCAGCGGTATTTCGATTGTATGAAAGCTATTGTAAAAAATGACGCAACATGACACAATCGGATTGACTAAAGTGACATAGATATTTATAATATAGACAAAACGAAAATGACATGAACGGAGGACAGAATAATGGAGAAAACTGTAACACTTGAAGAGGCATTAAAAAGAATTGAGGAGTTGGAAAAAGAGAATGCAGAACTTCGGGAGGAATTGGAGTATTACAGAAATCGTAAATTAAGCGGTCGTCAGAAACATAACGCCAAGTGGATGGCACTTTATAATGATTTTGTTGTTGGATATGAGAGCGGTATGACGATGGTAGAAATTGCGAAGCGGAACAATGTCAGTGAGCGGACGATTTATAGGTATAAAGCGTATTATGACAAACTGAGGGAAAAAGAGGAATAGACCATTTTACTGACGTCAGTAAAATGGTTCAATGTGGGAGGAGAAAGTCTAATATGGAAAAGAAAATGATTAACAGAAATAATAGAACAATAATAACAAATCGGACATATTGCTGATGTCAGCAATATGTTCATATGAGAATTGCGGACGATTTTTTTGACCGCAAATGGATGGAGGAGTTCCATGGCAGAAGATAAAAAGAAAGATGAAATTGCAGTAATTGAGATCAATGAAGAATTTATGAAACAAAAATTATATGAATTTCGGGGATGTAAAGTATTATTAGATGCAGATCTAGCTGAAGTATATGGATATGAACTTAAGGCTTTTAATCAGCAGGTAAAAAGAAATATAGAAAGATTTCAGAATGATATGATGTTTCAATTATCTGATAATGAAGTTGAATATTTGCGGTCACAATTTGTGACCGCAAATATAAGCAGCAAATCCCGCAGCAATCCTTACGTTTTTACGGAACAAGGTGTATACATGTTAATGACTGTACTAAAAGGGGAACTTGCGGTAAGACAAAGCATTGCATTGGTGAGAACCTTCAAAAGAATGAAAGATTACATTTTAGAAAATCGAGATCTTATTGGTCAGAGGGAAATACTTCAGTTAAGCATGGAGACAGCTAACAACAGAATAGAAATTAACAAAATCAACTCAGATATGATATCTCTTGAAAAGCAGATTTCAGATGTTGCAGAAGGCTTGAAGGATGTTGTGACAAAATCTGAGTTGGCTGATATGATGAACAGCTTTGTTTCAGATGATGATGAAAAGTGGCTCATGTTTAACGCAAAATTTAGTAGTGCAGATGAGGTATATGAGACCATTTATAAGCAGGCAAAGTCGTCAATATATGTCGTTGACAATTATATTGGCTTAAGGACGCTGGTACACCTTAAGAATTCTCCGGCCGGAGTAACTATTATTTTATTCAGTGATAATGTTGGAAATAATAAACTTCACAACATAGAATTTATAGATTTCTGCAAGGAGTACCCAACAGTAAATTTGTCAATGAAAAAGACAGGCGGTATATTTCATGATCGATTTATCGTATTGGACTATGGAACTGCTGATGAAAGGGTTTTCTTATGTGGTGCTTCATCAAAAGATGCAGGCGCTAGAATAACCAGTATTGTTGAAGATTATGGAATATCTAAATATGCCCCGGTGATTGCCACGCTGTTGAAAAATTCAACTTTGATTTTACCACAATAGAGGGGAGTGAATGTATTGAAAAAGAAAACAAAATGCTACATATATACTCGTGTATCAAAAGCAATTCAGGTGGATGGTTACAGCTTGGATGCACAGAAGGACAAACTAAAAAAATATGCAGAATTTCAGGATATGGAGATTGTGGGAGAATATTCCGATGAAGGGCATTCCTGAAAGAATATAAAAGGTCGTCAGGAATTTATGCGGATGCTGAATGATATCGAAGATGGCAAGGACGGAGTTGATTTCGTCCTTGTATTTAAATTATCCCGATTTGGTAGAAATGCGGCGGATGTACTCAGCTCTTTACAGCTTATGCAGGATTATGGTGTGAACCTAATCTGTGTGGAAGATGGAATCGACAGTTCAAAAGAAGCCGGTAAACTGCTTATATCTATCATTGCTGCCGTAGCAGAGATGGAGCGGGAAAATATCAGAGTGCAGACAATGGCGGGGCGTGAGCAGAAGGCGAGAGAAGGTAAATGGAATGGCGGATTTGCACCGTATGGATATAGGCTGGAAAATGGGGAACTTGTTATTGCGGAGGATGAAGTGGAAATTATTCAAATGATTTTTGACAGGTATATTCATACCAATGATGGAATCAATGGCGTGGCAAATTATCTGAACAATCATGGATATACAAAGAAGCTGCGTCAGAATGGAACAATACCGGGGTTCTCGGCCAGCTTTATCAAGAAGATAATTGATAACCCGGTATATATGGGGAAGATAGCATATGGACGCAGGCGTACAGAGAAGAAAACAGGAACCCGTAATGAAACTCATGTAGTGGAACAATCAGATTTCCCTGTTTATGAGGGAGTTCATGAAGCAATTATTGCCGAGGAAGACTGGAAACTTGCACAGGAAAAGCGTTCAAAAAATAATTACAAGCGTGAAAAAATTCATGATCCGGAACATGCACATATTTTGTCTGGGATATTAAAATGTCCTTGCTGTGGAAAAGGAATGTATGGAAATATTGCTAAAGCAGGGCGAAAAGATAACAAGACCAGATATTACTATTATTGTAAGAATACCGTGAATGCTACCGGGCACAAGTGTACGTTCCGATGTAACATCGAGCAGACACAGATTGATGATATGCTTGCAAAGCTGATTACAGCAATGACAAAAGAAGGAAAATTCAAGGATGCCATTCAGGATAAAATAGGAGCAACTGTTGACACGACGGACCTGGAAAAGCAGTTATCTGTGTTAAATGCAAGTCTTCATCAGGCAGAGACTATTAAAACACGCCTTGAACAGCAGATGGATAATCTGGATGTTACAGATACCCATTACGATAAAAAAATAGTAGATTTGCAGAGACGATTGGATGCTCAATATGATAGAATAGATGAAGTGGAAGAAACAATGACAGAACTGAAGTCTCAGATTTATGAGCTTAAGAAAAATCAGATTGATGCAGACAGCATATACGGATTTTTAGGTGCTTTTAATGAAGTGTATTCAGAATGTACGGATGCAGAAAAGAAACAGTTCATGCAGGCATTTATTGAACGCATTGATATATTCCCGGAAAGACGGGAAGATGGAAATTGGATTCAGAATATTAAGTTTCAGTTTCCGGTACCGATCATTAAAGAAGGCAAGGAAGTAGCACAAATCAAGGGGATTTCTTTGGACAAGGAGAAATCGGATGAGCATATGGTTTCCTTGGAAAAGTTATCTACACTTGAAAGCATCGTACTCTTGTCCCACAAGTCACCAGATAGCCATATAGATGTGAAAGTTGAATTTGGAGAAGGTGAAGAAAAGGTACCTTTAGATAAAATTGCGGAGCGGGCAAAGCAATATCAGCCGGCTCCAAGGGTTACATATAAAATGATACAAGAATATATTGAAGAAAAATATGGCTTCAAAGTACATACGGCATATATCGCAGAGGTAAAAAGAAATTTAGGATTGCCGATGTATGATGCACCTAATATGGTAGAAGAGTTGAAACAGCCGAGAAGGCATCCGACGGCGGAGAAAGTAGAAGCGATAAAGGATGCATTAAAACATTTTGGGGTGATTTAATATGAGCGTTATTTATATGTTATTTACTGTGAGCTTTGATTATAATAACTATTGAAGAAATTATATCAGTTATTTGGAGGTCAAATGGAATGGGAAATGATATATTTAGCGCGGTAATTGAGCTCAACAAGATTAGACAGCAGGCATATGAAATATATTTACCCATAGTGGAGGAATTGTGCAACAGAGAGGTATCAGAAGAAGAATTGTCTCATTGTCTCGATTACTTATTAGATTTCGCAGATGATGCGAGTATGCTGGAATTGTATAAAAAGTTGTGCAGAAGATTTGTATACACATATCCTGGATGTATAAATTTTTATGTCAATGCCTATAAAGAGATGTGGGAAAAAACAGAATTCTGAAAGGGGTTTACATGAATCAACTTATAAAAATGGATGAAGAGTATAGGAAGTGGATTGAGGACATAGGAAAACGCTATAAACAGAGACAGATTAAGGCATCTGTTTCTGTTAATCAGGAAATGATTGGTTTCTATTGGTCTATAGGAAGAGATATTGTAGAAAAGTCGGCTGAAAGTAAGTGGGGCAGTGGATTTTTTGTTAATTTAAGTAAAGATATGAGAACAATTTTGCCAGGGGTTCAAGGCTTATCAAGTTCGAATCTCAGATATATGAAGAAATTTTATGAATTGTACAGTGATCCAATTCTTCCACAATTTGTGGAAGAATTGAAGAGCAAAGAGGATTCAATAAATGTTCCACAACTTGTGGGAGATTTATCGGATAAAGAATTGTTTTCGATTCCGTGGGGACATCATAGAGCTATCATTGATAAATGTAAATTGGACAGGGAAAAATCAATATTTTTTGTGAAGAAAACGATTTTAAATAATTGGTCAAGGGCAGTACTTTTAAATTTTCTTGATACCGATTTATATGAGCGTCAGGGAAAAGCAATTTCAAACTTTGAATACGCATTGCCTGAACCACAAAGCGACCTTGCACAGGAAATAACAAAGGATCCATATAATTTCGACTTCGTAGCAATCAGAGAAGATTATAGTGAGAAAGAGTTAAAAGACGCATTGATGGACAACATCACAAAATTTCTTATGGAACTTGAAAAAGGGTTTGCTTTTGTTGGAAGAGAATATACAATACCGATTGAAGGAACAGAGGAAAAAATAGATCTTTTATTTTATCATCTGTATTTGCATTGTTACGTTGTTGCTGAAGTTAAAATAGTAGCTTTTACATCAAGAGACATTGGACAGATTGGTACATATGTGAATATTGTGGATGATTTGGTCAAGACAGATTTTGATGCAAAAACAATTGGTCTGATTATATGCAAAAGCAAAAATAATATCCTTGCAAAATATGCGGTAAATAGTTCAAAAGAACCGATAGGAATATCTGAGTATAAGTTGTCAAATTTATTGCCTGTGGAATATAGAGCTTCTATGCCAACGATAGAAGAAATTGAGAATGAACTCAGGTAAATATTTTAAAAGAAACTAACGGATAAGGAGCATTGAATATATGTTGAATTCAAACGAAAGAATGGGTTTCATAATTGAATATATGTCTTCATATGATGAAAAAATCAAAATGACAAATAAAAACGGATTATTTGATGCTGCAAAAATGTTTGAGTTATTTGCGATTGAGGTATGTAATGTATGGTTCGGACAGAGGTTTAGTAATCTGAATGACGAGACGGCAACTTATCCATATGTAGATTTGATATCAGAAAACAGAGAACTTTTAGTGCAGGTAAGTACTGTACAAGATGTACCAACAAAAATAAAAACTACATTGGAAAAGATAAGGGATTCAAAAGATAAAAAATGCTCGGACTTAAAGAATATTGTATTTTTTGTACTTAGTAATAATAGTATTGATAAGGTGAGAGAGTATAGTGGGGATAATCAAATTGGGAGTATTTCATTTACTATTAAAGATAATTTGATTACTACAAATGATATTATAACTAAAGCACAAAATGATCTTAATTTTCAGAAGAAATTATACAAGGTATTAAAGGATGAGTATGAGAACTTTAATATTAATATCAGAAAATTTAAAGGTGCATTGGAACTTAGTAATTCAGGGTTGAAAAATATTGAAGGATTGATTAACGGAGAGTATGAAATCGATAGAAATGAATTTCTTGAATAAATAACAAAAGACAATGAGCGATATATTTCAATACAAGGTGGAGCTGGTAGCGGTAAATCTGTTTTATGCAAAAAATATGTTGAAAATGAAAAATTGGTTTTATATGCTCGTGCTGAAAGATTTTTGGAAGAAAGTCATATTGACGACATTTGGGGTTGCTGTATCCAAGACGTTTTAGAGTGTATTAATGGAAAGAAATTAATATTCTTTATTGATGCTCTCGAGTTTATTGCGGACTGTGCCGAAACAAAATTTGAATTATTAGAAGAGATATTGAAGAGGAATTTTTTATTGCGAAAGATAAAGAAAGTACTACAGATTTTGTTGTAAGTGAATTGTTCGTAGATATATGCAAGAGAAATGGTTTGTTAATTGATTTTAAAGAAGTATAGGTAAGAAAATAAATTACCAGTTAAAGGGGTAGAATTCTGTAAAGGAGTTAAGTTGCCCTCTTGGTTATGAACAGGTGGAACGAAGTAAGCGAGGGATTCTCCGGAAAAGTGAGGTAATCCTTGTAGACACGGGAGGTATGTTGCCGCAGAGGGAAAGGTGTACACAAGGTCATGCAAAACGATAAACAGCGATGTTTTACTTCATAAATCCTGATATCACTATTTTTATATCAGTAATAATGCCTGTGGCACTGCTCTTTGTGGAGAGCAGTAACATTAGCCCTTTAGAGGGCTAAAAGCAAAACATCAGTTGAACTGGTGGTTGCTGACTTAGAAGGAAAGGAATTTAAATGATGAAAAGGGTAATTTGGCGGGCTAATCAGGTAATTAGCATAGAAACCAGACGTAGAGATGAAAATAGAAAAGAAAATGTTTATGTGTTGGCACAAATGATAAATAGAGCTCAGCTATTAGTATTTAATTTATTTAATCCGTCAAATGTAATTAAAGCTCCTAAACTTCCAGGAGCAATTTCAAAATCCCCACCAATATAATTTAAACAATTTAAGCCATCCATATTTGCGATGTTCCCTCGGTATAGATTGAAATTTCCAGATATTTTGGTGAGATTTTTTAATCCGTCAAATGTGGTTAAGTTATCACATTGAATGGTAAGATCTCCTTCAATATCTGTAATAAGATTATCAAGAGTTTGTAATGTTTTTAATTTTTCCCCTTCAATTGTCAGATTCCCTTTTATTTTTTTATATCCTTTTTCCTTGAAATCAATCAAATCTTGCTCTGTTATAAATATCACATCTCCTATAAAAGTATCA